CGATTACAAAAAGAAATACAAGATCATGGGTAACATAAATAATGCTAATATCGACTATATCCTCCGCTGGGAGGGCGGACTTTCTAAGCACTCAAAAGATAGTGCAGCAGCGAATTGCGTACCTGACGGCTCAGGTGTTCATACCAATAAAGGCATTACGTGGGCGGCTTGGAAAGCACAGCACGGAGATTCGGAAGAATCAATAAAGCGTTTTTATGAGATGAGTCATGACGATTGGAAGTCAATCTACAAGCTCTATTGGGAAGGCATAAAGGCAGACGATATTGAATCCGATCTTATCGCTGAGTTTTGGGCTGATTTCGCTTGGGGTTCTGGTGTTTATGGAGCAGCCAAGCAGTTACAAAAATTTATTGTCTCAGAGGGTTTTAACATTGCAGTGGATGGGAAGGTAGGGAAGCAGACATTAAGTGCCTTAAATCGCCTTATAATCATGAAAGGAGAGGACTATATCTACTTGAAGTCATACGACCACAGAGTTAACTTCTTGAGAGGGCTTGATTCATTCAAGCATTTTGGCAGAGGATGGATCAGCAGATTAAAGGATTTTCACAACTACGCATTGACTAAAATAAATGGCTCTTGATGATTTAGAAAAGTTTGGTGAAAAGAACCGAGCGTTCAACCCGTCAGAGGATGATGGGATTTTGCGTATAGTTCAGAATTGGGGCAATGAGCTTATTGCTCAGATGCAGAACCGATTAAGGATTAATAACACCAACGCAACGAGCAGCTTATCTTCTTCTATTAGTCCAAAAATAACAAGTAAACCAGGTGGATACCGTTTAACAACCATGATGCAAGATTACTGGTATTATGTAGAGAACGGAAGAAAGCGAGGGGAAAAACCACCATACGCAAATATTTATGAGTGGGTGCAAAATAAAAAGGAAATGCAGATGAAGATTTCTCAATCACCTGATCGGATAGCCGCTACAAAGTCACTTACTTTTGCTATTAGAAACGTCGTTGGGAAAAGAGGAACAAAGGCTCAACCATTTATATCTAATTCTTTAGAAAAAGTTACCACAGAAACCCTTGGGCAGCGTATCGCTCAATATATTGCCGATACTTTAGGCAGTCCATAATTAAAAAAGTTTTTTCATTCGGTAAAATATTTTTATATTTGCCGTATGGAAATACAAGAAATTGTCAAACTTATTAAGTTAAAGAAACGCCACGGCATCATCAAGCGTGTGAGCGAAGAAACGGGGGTATCTATGCCCACCGTTAAAAAGTACATTGAAGGGAACGTCATTTCAGACAAGGCTCTGTTAGTTTTAAAGGCTGCCCTTGAGGACATCGAAAACGAGGAGGTGCAGCAATGATCACTATTTTAGTTGAGGACAAAGATGTTGTTGTTGAGCAGTATTTTGTCACGTTAATCTTTGATCGTGAGGAAATTGAGTCAATGATTATGGCTCACTATCAGGATGAGTATTCTGACCATGTGTATAGACACGTTGATGAGGAAGGTGCATCATTTACCACTGACTTTCTTTTGTACAATGACATTGAGCGTCATGACGTTATCAATGACTTGATGTACTACCACGATTTAAAACCAACCAAAATCAAACTAATAGAAAATGAAAACAAGTAACGAAACAAACAACCTTGTGAAAGCTCTCTTTGAGTTCCAAGGCAAAGTAAACGCTGTAAAAAAGACAGCCAAGAATGACCATTTCCACTCCAGCTATGCGGATTTGTCCAGTATTCTGACAACCATCAACCCGGTATGTCAGGAGTTAGGGCTTCTAATTACTCAGCACCCACACGATGACGTATTGGTCACCAAGATTTATCACGTTGAATCAGGAGAATGGATGCAATCTGAACAGCTCTTAAGAATGCGAGATGCTAACAATCCTCAGCAGTACGGATCTGCTTTGACCTATGCTCGTCGTTATGCCCTGGCATCTATCTTCAATCTTAACCAGGCAGATGATGACGGCAATAGTGCAAGTGGTCATCAGGTTAAAACAGTAAAGGAAACAATCACTCCACAACATCCAATGTGGCAGAAAGCATTGAAGCACATCCAAAGCGGTGGCAACATCCAAGATATTAAGGATAAGTTTGTTATATCTAAAAAGCACGAGGAGGTGTTGACAGCAACGAAATGACTAATGCAGAACGGATGGAAGTTACGATGACACAAAGTCAAGAGGAATGGCTCAAAGCAAGAGCCAATCGTTTTACGGCTTCAGTAGTACACAAGTTAATGGGGAGCAGCCGATCAGGTTCTCCCCTTTCAAAGACGGCAGAAACATTTGTCTATGAAAGAGCTGCTGAGATATTGACCGGCAACTCTAAGCCTGTTTATGGCGATGCTCTTGATTGGGGTATAGCACATGAGCAATATGCATTTTTTAATTTCAATCAGCAGAACTTTCAGGAGTGGACATACTACGGAGGAGAAACCTATGTATTTATTCCTTATGGTGAGTACAGTGGTTATTCCCCAGACGGCTTGAGTGAAGATGCTATCCTTGAAATAAAATGCCCTTACAATAGTGGCATCCATTTAAAGAACTTCAACATCTATGATGCGGATAGCCTTAAGCAAATACACCCAGAGTATTATTGGCAGATGCAACTTGGAATGTTAGCAACTGACCTAGACTATGGCTACTTTGTTTCTTGTGATCCACGAATGCCAGAAGCAAAGCAGTTACACATTGCAGAGATTGAACGCCACGAAGTTGAGTTTGAACTCAATGAAAAATTAGAAAATGCTTGGGAATTATTGCAAAATATTTTGGCGAATTAAAAAAAGTTTTTATCTTTGAAGCATTATGAAAGAAAACGAGATAGTATTTTTCCTCACTGATAGATTCTTCGGTGGTCAGGTAGTTCAAACTGCCAAGGTTAGAAATTTTATTGATGGCAATTTCCCAATTGTGGAGCTTACCAATGGTCACTCATTTCAATTGAATCAACAAAATAAATGGTTAAGTGAAGAAGGTTGGGAGTTGCAACAATGCCCAGTGCTTGATTTAGATTTATCTACTGTATCGATGATAAATGAGTTTCAAAGGATGCGTAAATTTATTAAATAAAGATTATGAGTATACCAGTAATTTTAGTTTTACCAATCGCATTAATCATGCTGATTTGCTATTTAGCTTATTTGAAAATATGCGACGAAGTCAGAGAATTTAAGAAGCTTGAGGATGAAGTTGAGCGTCAAGCCAACGAATCTGAAAAGCCGTATGTTGAACCACTTTACAGAAGGAGATTCAAGAAATGAAACTATACACAGAAGAACAAGTAAGACAAGCCATAAAAATGGCTGACAAGTATCACTATCTTTTAGATTCTGACGAATCTTATATTGTAAACATTTTAGAATCTATTGAACACCAAAGAGAAATGAAATTAGAAAAGATTATTGAAATACTTGAAAAGCATCAAGAATGGAGACGTGATCAAAACGTACCACCAAAAACAGAGATGCAAAGCCCTATTGAATTAGGTATAGCAATTGATTATGCTATCAAAGAATTAAAGCAATCTAAAAATAAAAAAACATACGGAGGTAACAAATGAACAACATGATTCAGCAAAGGGTTGCTGCAGTTCTACTGAAGCACCCAGAAACCAAAGACGATGACCGAATGCTTACTGCCTATTATTGGACAATGCAAATGTCAGACGAAGGTATCAGAATAGAAACCTTTGACGATTTCAAACGTGAGTACACATTCGGCAAGTTGACCGATGCACAGACTATCACGAGAATCAGACGTAAGCTTCAAATGGAGCGACCACAATTCAGAGGTAAGAAGTACCTGGAGAAGTTGAACAAACAACAGAAAGTAAAGGAAGATTTAGGGTATGGTGTACAAAGCAACCGTTAGGCTTTCATTATCATCAGGGGTAACCATTCGAGGCACAGTCAATGGACATTGCAAAACGCCAAAGGATTTCTTTGATGTATGCTGTGATTATTTCCTTGAGGAAGTGTGGCACGATGGCAGCTCTATTGATGACATTGAAGTGAGTAGTATTCAACCGGCTGACAGCTTTTCAAAAGTGATTGCGGCAGGTACAACCCTTGATGATGACCAAGCCAAACACGGACACGAATATACACCATTTCACAGATACAAGATTTTAGAAAACTTTTAGTATATTTGTAGAGTAAACGACAGGGTAGGAGCTGTTATGTAAAAAG